TTATAGTTATGACCCCAATCTTGTTTTAATCTTAATGACTCAAAAACCCTAAGCAACCCAGTTTGTGAAGCTGCCATAATATCGTATAAATCTAATTTAACTTCTATCATAAAATTTTTTTGTTTTTAAAAAATGATCTCCAACCCCATGATCTTAAAATTGAAACAACAGTAAATATTAGTGCTATGTGCAAACTTTCAATTATGTTTGGATGTAAGTTAAAAAAATATGGAAAAATTGTTAGCTGAATAATAATTGCTAAAATTAATCCACTTGTAACATCAATAAAACTTTCTAATAAACTGTTCATAATAAATAGTTTCCTTGTTGGTCTAGGCAATAGTGAGCTGCTATGCCTTTTTTATTGTAAATATAAAAACCCCAAATCTCACCATTACCATCTTCAAATTTAGGATTGTCATACCAAGTAGCTTTGCTTTCAAATGCTTCATCACAATTTGTAAAATTTTTGATATTTATTTTTTCGTAAAGCAAACCTTGTGATGTCATTAAAACTAAAATTAAATAAGCTTTCATTTAGCAACACACCTTTTTATAAATTTTGATAATTCTGGATTTTGTAAAAAAATTTTAGAAAACTCTGAGCCTATAAAAGTAGCAACACCCTCCTCACCAAGATTCTTTAAACGAATCGATGACTTGTGAGCTATCATGTGTGCTATTTCATGTAGTAAAGTATCTAGTAAAGTTATTTTTTTTAAATCTTCTGATAAAGCTATGATTGATTTGTCAGTATCATAGTAACCATAAATGTTTTCTTTTTTAGCGTCTTTCCTAGCTAATTTAACGATTTTTACCTTAAAATTACGATATTTAATCTCTTTCAGAATCATAAAACCCCTATGTTATAAATTATCAAAAATAATGTTGCAATTAGTATTTGTTATAAGTAAAGTATAACACAATGGTAATAGACAAATGACAAAGGAGAGTGTATGTTTGAGATAGATAAATCTAATATGGATAGCATTTTTCAAAAAGATAAATTAGAGGAGCAATTAGGCTTACATAAGGTTTCAAGGGATCAAATATTAAGAGAAACTCTAGGTAAAAAAGTTAAAGATTTTAATAACTGGAAAGTTAAATGGTCTAGGTTAATTAATAAAAAACAAGAAGATCCACATAATTTTGGTTTATTGGAACTATCCGAATTATTGGCAGAATATTTTAATAAAAAAAGATATAATGGCTTACCCTTTTTATCATCTACTTATTTTATTACCAAAGGTTGTACTATTAATTGTATTGGTAATTTTATGCAAAATGGTCAAATAAGAGAATTTAAAGCTAAAGAAAATTGGAAATTAAATGTAACTGACTATTGGACTAATCATGTTGCTATTATTGTTAGACAAGGATTTTTACAAGGAGCAGTACGATTTATGAAACCTCTTAGTAAAGTAAGATCAAGTTCCGATTACACTTTATCGGTTGTTAGGCAAAAGAAAACTAAGATTATTTACTGGGGTTGGTTAATGCCTCAAGCAAATGGCAAATATACTGTTGAAGAAAGATCGTTAATATCTGACAAAAAATTAGGGGATATAGTTACCAATATAGAAATTGATGGCTCTGCAAAAATTGAGGGAATAGTTTATCCACAAGAGAATCATTGGATTAAGCCTAAAAAATAATATTAGCGATAAGTTATAATACTATTGCAATACCTTATAATATAGTTATAAAAGTCTTATATGACGAATCAACCTAAGATTTTAGGCGATTGCTATAAGAAATTTGGCTTGGCACATACCAGTAAGAGTCAAAACACAATACCTGACGATATTAGATTAAGAAATTACATTTTAATAACAAAAAAACAAAAAGCTAACCTACCTACTAATTGTTCATTTACTGGTGGAACTATAAGCCATGAAGTTATTCAATCTGTTAAATGTAGCAACAAATCGTTTGGCGATGCTTTTAAATTAGTTAAAGATAAAATAACTAATTATGAGCCGGTAGATGAAAAAGATAAAATTAAATTTAATTACATTATTGAGAATCTAGAGCCTTTAGTTCAAAACCACTTAGATAATATTAAAGAAGTACCTAACCAAGAATGGAAAGCAGAACTTGAATATACACATTGGGACTCAGAAAAAATAAAAACATATTTTTTAGCTTATGTTGACCTAGTTGGTGAAACACATTTTGGCGATATTAAAAATGTATTTGGCACATTAACCAAAACTAAAAAAGGTTACAGTTATTCAAAAAGGAAATGCCCACAAGTTCCATTTCATAGTGACTGCCTACAAATTGCACTATACCAAAAACTGCTGCCAAAACATAAACCATTTCTAACTTATGCTAGTGATAGTGATAGAATTATTTTTACACCTGAGAACTGTGTAGAGCTTAGACCTGAAAACCTACAATATTATTATGATGAACTTATTCTTTATCAAAGATGTTGGGAAAAGAAATTAGAACTAGCTGATGGCGATATTAAAACTTTAGCACTTTTGGTCAAACCTGACTTTAGTGAAATACGAAAAAATGGATTCTGGTGGAAAGGGATAGATCCAGAAATAATAAAAAGCTTTAGGGATTTGTATGAACTTTAAACAATTGGTTAAGCATTATGAAACTTTGGAAAAAAAAGATTTGATTCAAAAAATTGTAGATAAAAATTCATTAATTTTAAAACAAGAAGATGAGATTGAAAGATTAAATAAAGAAGTAAATCAAATTAAAGAACTTGAACAAGATCACAAACAAATAAATGGCAACTTACACACAGAACTAAACAAATTGAGAGAGGCTAAACAATGAAAACAAAATCTTTAATTGATGCAATAGATCAATTTAGAAAAAATATTGAAGATAACGATTATGTTAAACTAGGTGCTAAAGGTAAATACCTTACTGTACCTTACAGATTAAAATTTGTTAGGGAGTATTTTGGGGAAAGAATTAGAATTATTACTGATAGCTTTGACCTGGATAATGGCTCTCATAAATTTAAAACAGAAATTTATTTAGATGACAAGATAGTTGCTACTGGTTTGTCTAAGCAGATGTTTAACAAGGACAAAGAGTTTGAAAAGCAATCGACTGTTAGTTGTGGAAGAGCATTAAGTTTTTTAGGATTCTTTGGCGATGAGTTAGCGACTGCTGAGGAAATGGAACAATTTCTTAAACCACCAGTTAATGTAACTAAAGTTGAAACTAAAAGTGCAACACCAACAGAAAAACCAATTACAAAAAATGTTAAGCAAATGGCAGATGATTGGATTAAGCAAATGACTGATGTTGCTAAACACTCAAAATCACAAAACAATTTTGAAAAAAATTTAACTCCATTTAGAGAAGATTATAAATCAGATTTAATATTTATATCTGGTGATTTAATTCAATCGGAAAGAGTTGATAACACATACAACAAACTAAAATCACAAATACAAAATAATCAAATAAATAGGAGTGCTAATAATGGCAGATAATAATTACGATAATTCTGGTGCTATGTGGAAAAGACAAAGTAGAGATACAGATGTTGCTGGAAAAAAATATCCTCAGTATGAGGGTAACATTACAGTTGGTGGAACTAAAAAGAAAGTTGCAGCATGGCTTAATGTTGAAAAAACAAAAGATACCCAACCAGATATATCCTTAAAAATTAGCGATATGGTCAGCAAGGAAAGTACACCCTTTTAATGAAAGACCAAATTAATCCAGACCACTATAAAAAAAGTATTGAAACTTTTGACGCAATCTCATCTCAACTTTCACCAATGGAAATCATTGGTGGGTTGAGGTGGCAAATTTTAAAATACACAATGAGGTTTGGTGCTAAAGAAAATGGCTCTATTGGAGCTTGTATAACCGATATTAGCAAAGCCGAATGGTACACAAATAAATTAATCCAATATTTAAACGACCTTAAAAAAGAGGGATTGTTTATTGGTGAGCCTGACAATGTTGCTGAATTATTCAAGGATAAGAAATGAAAAATGGAAATGGGCATATATATTTAAGCCAAATAAAATTAGATGTTTTAAAATATATAAAATATTTTATTCAGCAGTACGATTATTCACCAACCTATAAAGAGATTGGCCACAAGTTTAAGTTCTCAAGAGCTAGAGCCGGTGCAATCATAGCAGAATTATTTAAGTTAAATTTAATAAGTAAAGGTGAACAAGCACACCGAAATATAGAATTAAGCGATAATCAAATTAGTAAAATTTCCATGCTTAAAGTTAATAAAAGTTATTCAACAATGGAGTTTAGAAAATGACAAAAGTTTTAAAAGAAAGTTTTTATGAAGCAAGTTTTAAAGTTAATGAAGAATTTGATAATGCAGAAATAGCTGCACAATCAGATAAGCCAAGTGAAATGGCTAAATTAGATGTTTTGGATATTAAGTTTTCAAAATCCAAAATAACATTAAAACCAAAGGAGCAATATGGATCCAAAGAAAATATTGGAACTCAAGCTACAGCAAGAAAGGACAGCTCAAAAGATGCACAAGCACAAAAGTAATTTTGAGAAATGTAAAAATAAGATTGCTGTAATCAGTTCTAAAATTTTTGAAGAGGAGTCAAAGAGAGAGTTTAGAATACACTCTTAATTGATTTTTTACACTAATACTAGAAGTTGAAATAAACTTAATAGGGATCATATGCTTAAAAAAAAGGAGAGAAAGTAATGCGAAAAAGACCATACAAAGCTTATAAAAAATCCGATGAGGAAACTTTATTAAATAAAGCCATTGGTAAAAAAATTAAAGAAGCAAGACAAAATAGAATTATTTTTATTGATGTGCCTGAAGTTAAAAATGTTACAACTGCACATACAATTAAAAGGCAAAAAATTTGTACCCAAACAGAATTATCTAAAGCAGTTGGAGTTACTTTTCAACAAATCCAAAAATATGAGAGAGGTCAAAATGGAGTTAGTTCAACAAAGCTATTAAAGATAAGCAGATTTTTTAACAAGCCACTTGATTATTTTACAAGTGCTGCAAACGATTTATTAGGTCAAGGTAATCTACCTGGTAGAAGCTCAGATGTAATTTTAGCTCCCTCTAATGTTGCTGAGTTAAATTAAAATGATTATCAATAAATGTGAAACACTTATAAGAGATTTGTAACCTCTTATATTTTATTTGTTGTGTATAGGGGGAGGAGCAATCCTCCCCTTTTTTTATGTATTTTGTAATTTGGAAACCTAAAGATAAATTTACTAGCTTTACCAATAGTATATTTTCTTTAGAAAAAGATGCTAGGGAGTTTGCTAGAAAAAGTATTAAACGAAAAATTGAATGGGATGTAGTTCTCTATAATAGTGAGAACTACGATAAGTATTGGTATAAATAATTATTGTTTTTTTATATGTACTTCGGCATCTTTTTTATTAACAAAGAATTTTTTAGTAAATAATTCATTATTAACATTTTTTATAAATGTTTCTAATTCATATTTTTTAATTCTTTTACTGCCATGATTAACTCTATAAATAAATAATTTATTTTTTATTGTCATTTTCTCTCTCCTTATTTCCAATTAAAGTGTTGATTTTGATAATCTATATGTTGGTCTGCATCAGCATTATTTTTATAAAGCTTAATGTAGTTCTCATTAACAAAGTTAATATCCTTATCACCTAGATCCCTTGCTAATAACAAAGCATTCTCTTTATGCTTTTTAGTATATGCCCAATAGGTAGCCATATAGTGCCTAAAGAAGTACGACTTTCTTGGTATGGGTAGTTGCACCTTATTCTTGGCTAACGCACCCTCTAAACCCCTTATAATTTGTTCTACGCATATAAATTTACCTTTGCTATTAAGAAACAAATAATCTTGGTGGTCTGGCAAGGTATTAACATGGTCGTTAATTAAGTCTTTTAACTTAGTAGATATAACTAAAGTTCTAACCCCATTGTCAGTTTTAGTTACACCAATGTTCTTACCTTTTTTAACTGCCTTATCTATACTAATGCTTGGAATGTTAGCTTTAAATAATAAACTCTTTTTATTTAATGCTCTTATCTCACTAGGTCTACAAGCAGTTTCCAACATGATTTTACACATCAGTTTTATTATAGGTCTATTAATATCTTCAATAATACCCATAACCCTATCCATAGGCCAAACATCAAAATCTATAGTCTTTTTGACCTTTTTAGGCACTATAACTGTTTTTAAAAAATCCTTGTCTTTGCATACATTTTTATTCAATTTATCAATATCTACTTGATGTTGTAGCAAAAGACTTAGGGTATTGAACACTTTTCTAACAGTATTAGCACTAATTTGTTTAGCTTTTATCTTACCTTTTAGGTGTTCCACAAAGTCATTAACCTTATGTTTATCAATTAACCTTATATCTACATTGGTAAAATAAGGAATTATGTGGTTAATAAAAAAGCTAATATAATCATCCTTTGTACTCTTATCTAATTTACCTACACTAATTTTATAATCTTGGTGTTGGCAAAAATCTATATTAGCTTCTCTTAAAAATATTTGTGAGGAAGATGTTTTTTCTAAACCTATTTCTTTTACTTTCTCTTTAGCCAAAACCTCTACTGCACTCTTGGTCTTAGCAGAAATAAATTTAACTTGACCATCTAAACCAAAGTATCTCCATCGCCAAATTTTTTTACCATTTTTAACTGTATCTTTAATTGCTAGTTCCATTATGACCTCACTTTACTAATAATTTTGCTAAGTGTAATTGTTTTGTATTTTTTTCTATCTTCAGGAATTATTTCACATAGCAACTGAGCTCCCCAACTACTATCAATATTTTTACCACCTGAGCCACTTTTAAAACCTAACTCTTTTAAGCATTGGACAGTATGCTCATAACCCCATGTACTTTTAATTATATGGTCAAAATAAGGTGTAACTTTTTTAGGTTGCTTAACTTCTTTCCACCCACCAGTTAAAAATGACTTAGGTAAATTAACTAAAATATATTCATTCATTAACCTAACTCCATTTCTAACTCTAAATCTGAGTCTGATTTATGTAGGCTTTTCACATCGCATTGGTTTTTAACATTTGACCATTTAGTAAATAGTGCATTACCATTTTTTAAATGCACAGATACATTATCAATTGAAGTATCAATATTAACAAACTCAATAGTGCTAATATTAATTGGCTTAACATTTTGGAAAAACTCCACAACACTAAGTCTGCTTGTAGTTTTTGTCATTACTTTACCTCATGCTTAAATGTTGGAGTATAGTTTTTAGCATTAACATCACTTTTCCAATTAGGAACTGTAAATAACATTTCTGCTCTTTCTTCAGTCATAAGGTATTGTTTATTGTCAACTAAGTTTAAAACAATAAATGGGTTTTTTCTTGCTTTAGGTCTATATCCACAAAGTGTATATTTTCTTTTACCTTGTGATGTAGTTATTTCTGCAACTTTGGTTGAGTCTAAAGGTTTCATCCAACTTTTATTTGCTTCTCTAACCTTTAACTCATGTGCTAAAGCTTTTTCTTCTTCACTTAAAGCATTAGGTAAAGATACTTTTAATTTAATTGTAAAAGTATCATCATCATAAGTTGCGTTACCAAACTCAATATTCAAATTAAGTTTTTCTTTGTTAATAATTGATTTAAGTTTATCTCTAACTTTATCAATATATTTAGGTGTTATTTTCTCAGTTTTCATTTTCTCTCTCCTTGTTTGTTTATTTAACTTAATTAATATTAAGTTATAATAAAGTTATACTATACCACTAACACCATTACAACAATAATCAGTTGCTTATTTTGCCCTATTTTACTTAGCTTATTTACTAGGTATAAAAAAAGTATAAGTGCAGATGGTATAGTTTTGGTATAATCCCAAGCGATTCCCACTATAATTTGGGCATAAAAAAAAGGCCGAAAAGAATCTTGCGATTCAATTCGGCTATATATATAAGTTTTTTTACAATGCCCTTGTAGCTCAGCTGGTAGAGCAATTGATTTGTAATCAAAAACCCCAACAACATTACTATTGGTTTTATTTATTTTTTCATTATGTGGTATAGGCAAGGTATAATTTAGCATAACGAATCTTAATTAAGTTTTAAGTTCTTATACTATAATGATAACCTAAAGTACACAGCTATACCACCAGTCAACTGATTCTATACCCACCCTTACCCTCTAGCGAAAGCTAGGACAATGAACTTGCTAAACAAGTAGTTCAACCTATTCGGTTATTTGTTTTCTTCTTCTAATAATTTTTTAATTTTTAAAATATCACTTGGTACTGAATCTGCTAATATTGCTGCTTCAGCTTCACCCATAGATCCTTTGACAATATTTTTTCTTAATTGGTTGGATGATTGTTCTATTTTAGCTTTCATCTCAGCTTTTTTCTTTTCCTCTTCATTAAGCGATTTAAAATTATTTTTTAAAAATGCACTTACCATTATTTACTCCATCTTTTGTTTGTTGTTATATTCTTCTCTATCGCATTTAAAGTGTGCATGAGTTCCACCATAGAATGATAAGAAGCTCATATCATTTGTAATATCTTCTTTACAAATTTTACATTTGCCTACATGAATAACTTTTGTAGTCTTTTTCCATAATTTTTTTTTAACTGCCATTAAGTATTAGCTGATGGTTTTACTTCCTCATTACAGATAAACTTAATAAAGATTTTATTTTTATTAACATCCTCATAGCCTATTTCTTCTAGTTTAAGAATTGACTCTGTGTTTCCAGCTATCATACAAGAATAGCCATCAACAAATAAATCAGGGTATCTGTAAGGTGGTAGGCAAGTGCTTGTTACACCAGAACACATAATCAGATTAAGTACAAAATTCATTAATCATCTTTCTTTTTAAGTTTATGCAGCTCATCTTCTAAACTTGTAATTTTTTTATTGGCATCTTCTAAGTCTTGTGCTGAGTGTTCTAATTTTTGTAGACATCTTTTGTTAGCACTATCCTTAGACTTACCGGCATCTTGCAGTTCGGCTACTTCTTGTTTGAGTATTCTAACTTGTTCTTTATACTCATTAATCAGTTCTAAATTTTCTGACATTTATTTTTTTTTAAAAGTAGAAACACCTTTGATACCTAAAATTGTACTAAAAGCTCCAACCACAAGTGCTTGGTAGAACATAGGTAAATTTGCAAACTTATTAAAAAATATATCTATCTTTTGTTGTATATCTGGATCATCACTAAATACTGACCAAGCCAAAAGTAAGAGAGGGATGCTGATAAGTATGAGACAAAATTCGTCTTTCCAGTCCCCTTTATGTGAATCAATTACAGCTTTTTTAAATTCGACCTCCCCATTAGCCATGCGTTCAGCTAACTTTAGTTCAGCTACAGATTCTAATTCTTTTGTTTTTCTTCTATTTGATGCAATAGACATTCCAGTTTTAATAATACCTGGAACTAATTTAGTTGCTAAACCTAACCACATAGTAACCTCCTATAATTTTGCTGATTGCATTTTACCGGCTAACTTACCAGCTCTTGCCGGTGTTTGTTTTGCCCATAGTGAGTCAAGCATTTGAAAACTAGCCTCACCATAATCTTCATTATCTAAAGCTTTCCACATATTCTTAAATTTACTAACACCACCCTCACCTATTTGGTAGACCATGTTAATAATAACTTCTTTAGCAGTATTGTTAATTTGCCTATCACCAATAAGTCTTTCAGCAGCATCTAGTGTTCTTTGAAAATCAGACTCAAATACTCTTTCACCCTCTTCTTTTGTGTACTCAATGCCATGCTCATAATCGTCATTAGGTGTTATTTTGTGGCCATAGAATATGGTATCAAAACCCTCTGAGCATTGATAAATCTTATTTACATAACCCTCACAAAGTTTAATTTCTTCTTTTACTTCTTCGTACATTATTTTTCCTTTTTAGATTTGTTGTGAATATAATTCGGTAATAACAAACTTTTGAGTAAAGCTTTCTACAAAAACACTCTATTGCTAAAAGAATTTTTTCTAATACTTTCATAATCTTCTCCTAGCATTGACAACCCTCACAAGCACAAAGCTCTTGATCGTAATGATGTAAATGCAAATCATCTTTACAATGACAATCACATTTACAATCTTTGCACTTTTTTTTTCTTTTTTTTTTCTTAGGTTTTGGAAAAAATACTCTGTCTAAATGCTCTGAAAATGTATCTAGCCAACCAAAGAAAGTGTATAAAATTTTATCTATCATTTTGTAATTTCTTTCTATTGTATAATTTTTTGCTTTTAATAATTTTTTTGGAAAAATGTTTTAACTGCCTAGCAATAGGGTTTCTTTTCTTGTTTGGTGATCTCACTTAGTATAACCAGATGAATCGTATTTATCTTTAATAATTTTAACTACTCTATATCTGCCATTATCATTTTCAATAATTGCATCTACCTTTCCACATTGCATTCTAACATTTTCTGGATTAACACTTCTTTCAACTGTCCTTTTTGCTTTAAGACATGAACTCATCTTTTGATCTTGAATATAAGTATGTTCAATTATTCCACCCTGATAAAACATACATAAAACTATTACACCACTAATGACTGTTTCCATTTTGCCTTACCTTGTCTTTTAATTTTTCTATTTCACTAAGCAATCTATCTACATCTTTTTGCAATCTAGATATGTTAGTTGCGTTATGCCGACTTTCCTTTAGCTCTTCTTGAATATCTTCTATATCTTTTAAAGCATCCTCAATGAGTAAAAATTGTTCACTATCTGCTGGTAAAGTTCCAAGTTCTCCTCTAGGCCATTTTATTGAAAACTCAACTGCTCCCTCTAAATCTTTTTTAATTAATTTTGTATCAACTTCTAATAAGTTAATTCTTTCAATTACAGAAAATCCAAACCAAGCTGCTACAAGACAAGCTCCAATAATGCTAATTAAATTACCAATCGGTAGATTTATTCCTGTATTTTGATTAAGTTTTAAATCTTTCATAATTCGTTACCATGATCTACCATCACAATTTTTATGCCTAACTTCTTTTGTTTGGCAGTTGGAGATCGCCATATTTTTCTACGATATGGTTTTATATGTTTTCTGTATGTGTTGGTTTTTATATCTAGTAAGTGAATCTCACCATCTGGTGATACTGCAATTAAGTCAAATGGACATTGTGGGTTACAGGCTTTTGCGACATGAAAACCTTGTTTAGTTAAATTAACTATTTCTTGGTATTCGCCAATTGTGCCTTTAACATCTGTGCTTAACTTAACAGATTTATTACAAGACTTACTAAGGAGCTTAGACTTATTAGACCGACTGCCCATAATAATTTATAAACATTATCCACTTTTTCGTCTAAGTGAGTTAAATGATTATCCTTAATTACTGAAATTTTGTTGTGTATTAATTTAATTTCACCTTGTAACTTTATTATTTCTTGTGCGTTTTTTTGAGACTGTGTGGCCATTACTCCAGTTCCTCAGAGCCAATAGTTACTGCTCTCAAAAGAACAACTGCTTTATTTTTATTTTTCCAATTTTTAGCCAAATCAATAAATGCTTGTATGCCATTTTCACTAACCATAGCTTCTGCTATTTCTTGTGATGATTTAGAAAATGTTCTTTCTCCAAACCAATTTTTAATTCCTGTAGTACCAAAACCCTCTAGTAAATTTTGCCAACCCTTACTTAATTCTTTTTCAACTTTAATATTTGTTGCTGTACTAGATCCTATCTTACCACCAGCAGTAGATGCTTTTAAAACATCAGCAAAACTTGTTACAGCTTTTGTTACATCTGATCTTTTAACAGTTTTATCTGTTTGTTTGGCCAACTGAAACATAACCTCAGTAAAGTTTTCTTTATTTCTAGGTGTTTTTAAAATTGCGTTATAAAAATTATTACCAATATTTAAACCTTTATTCATATTATCAATAGCAGCTCTATCAAAAGCACTATTAAAAAAATCACTTGCTATATTTTGCCAAGCACCATCTACACCACTTTTATTTACTGCATTTGCTAACTTTTCTATATCTGATGATCTAACATTATTAGATGTAATATATTTATATAGGTTTGCATTTGTTTTTGAACTTTCTGCCCATTTACCAGTTTTAAGACTGTTGAATAACTCTGTAACCGATCCTTTACTTAAAGGTTTTTCGTATGTGTCAGAAAATACTTTGTATTTTTTATTAGCTTTTTTCCAATCATCGCTAGTAGCTAAAACTTTTTTAACTGCTTCTTTTGCGTCATCATAAGATTTTGATATAGCATAATTTCCACCTTTTGCAGATTGGAAACTACCATCTCTAAATTCTTGGTAAATTTTATTTATAATACGACCTTCACCACCAGATTTACCAATAATAATTGCTTTTCTATTTAGAAATTTTGCAATCTCTTCTGGTGCATCTTTAGCAATTTCTAATAACTCTAATCTCATATTATCAACAGACTGTGCATCAAAAAAACTTTTATCAAATTTAGCACCACCAGATTTAATCCACATTTTTGATCTTTGGCTATCTAGCTTTAAAGCTACTTTTTTCATTTGTTCGTTAATACTGCTACTTGTAATAAGACCTGAGTCAGGCAATAAACCATTATCCTTACCCCAATTTTTAATATAATTTTTTAATTGTGTTGGTCTGTTTTTCCAAAAAGTATCTAGTGTTTTGTTGCCAATCATGTTTGCAGATGTAGCACCCTCTAATTTTAAAATAGATTGAACTTGAGTAGCTTCACCAACAGTTAAATCAAGACCATATTTTTTTGCATTTTTTTGTATTTGTTCTGCAGCTTCAATAGTTTTAGCATCTGGCATTACATTGTCTACCAAGCCAGATAAATTACCTTTTCTTAAAGCTAGTAAATCTAATATAACATTACTAACAACACCAACACCAGTACCCATACCCTCACTATTTAAAGTGTTTGTTGCAGCTTGATCTATTAAACCACTTGCTCCACCAGTACCCATTAAAACAGCTTTAGCTTTAGGTGCTTTTGCTAATAAACTATAAGGCATATACTCAGCAGCACTTCCAGCATATTCACCAACTGTAGTCTTTGCTTCATAGTTAGCAGCATCATTTAAAATATTTTTATTTATCCATTCACCAGGTCTAAATTTTTCAACTTCAACAGGCAGTTTGCTATTTGTAATAATTTCATTTTGATCTGCTTCTGATAGACCGGCATCGGTTGCCCATTTTTTAAATAAAATATCTTTACCACTATCAATGGCATCTAAAAGCATAAAAGGTAAATCTATAATTTGAACAGCACTCCCAACAAATTTATTAGAAGCTGCTAACACAGGATCTAAAGCCTGTTCCATTATAGATAAATCTTGGTTTTCTACTTTTTCTGTATCTAAAGTATTATTATTATTTGATGAAAATAACTTTTTCTTTTCCTCTTCTATATTTATTGACTTATAATAATTATTTAAAAAATCTGACATTATAATCCCTTTCCAGATTTAGCTTTTAAATATTTTTCTAAAATATCTTCCCAGTCTTGATTAGGAAATTGTATGTTCATTAATTCAATTGCTTTTTCTGGTGCATATTGATCTATTTTATAAGACTTAAATAACTCATCTAAGTATTCACCATTTGGTTTTATCTCTGTTTTTAAAAATTTACCAAAAGCCTCTGAATAAACTCTTTCACCATCATCATTAATTTCATAAGTTTTACCACCAGTAGCTCTAAATTTTTTAGATTTTGCTAATAGTTCTTTTTGTATTCTAATCTGGTTTTTCATCTTAGCTCTATAGGTAGCTGGACTATCTTTAGAACTTGGTATAGATGCTTCTAACCATGCAATCTCTTTTTCACCAGCAGCAACACCAGTAATTTCTTTTCTGTATTGGTTAAAGTATTGTAAGTTTCCTTGATCCCAAACACTATATCGTCTTAAATAAGCTCTATCTTTATCGTTCATTTCCATACCAGCTTTGTCTAACAATAAAAGCTTTTGGTATCTAATTTTACCACCATAAGTTAAAAACTCATCTTCAAACATTATGTTGGTAGCTTCTAATTGGCCAAGAAGTTTATCAGCACCAATTACTTCTTTTTCTAGTTTGCCTTTAGTAGATTTGCTTAAACCACTTGCATCTGTAGCATTAACATTTTGTTTAAATTCTGTGTAACCTTGTTTTAATAAACCCTCTAATTCAGATGCAACATTTTTATCTGATATGTTTAAACTTTTAATATCATTACCATCTGCTGACTTTAAAGTAATAATATCTGGTTTGACATATTTGTCAGGTTTTACAAGGGAGTAATCACCTTGTAACAATATGTTGGCTTCTTTAATTTGATCTGGGTTGTTTAAATCTAAAGTAACTTTTTGACCATCGTTTTTATAAAAAGTTGTAAAACTAGGTTTATCAGTTTTAACTTTTTTAGATTGAAACTTACTTGTATCTTGTGAAATAACAGATGCTTTTTCAAACCTATAACCACCCTCACCATCATTTAAAGTTGGATCATAAATTTCTTTTAAATCAGGTTTTTTAGTACCAAATTTATTTTTCTTTAACCATTCTAAAGGAAACATTTTAAATATTTTCTTTTGATCTTCTGGTACTTCTTTTTCGTATTGTTTAATTAATTTTTTCTTTTCCTCTTCTTCTTCCATAGCAGAGTACATAGATGCAGTTTTCATACCTTGCATCATCATTGGAAGTGCTGAGTCTGGAGCTTTGCCAGAGAGTCCAGCAGTTAATAAACCTATGCCACCTAAAACTTCTGGTGAGTATAATAATCCTTTAAAAGGTGAGTCTGCCATTATAATAGTCCTTGTTCTTTTAAGTAGTTGTAATAAATATTACTAGCTGTCATTGTGCCTGAATAACCATACTGATCTATGTTTGGTGTCATGTTCATTGTTTTGGCCAAATCTGCTTTTGCTTGATTATATGTTGTTATATAATCAGATGAAATTCCTAAGTTTTCTTGATTGGCATTTGCAAAATATTCATCAACCATAGATGTTTCTTGAGTTGGTGCATTACCTACTAAATAAGGTAAATCTGGTATTGCATCATTATAAGCATTCTCCCAATCTTGATCGGTTAAATTATCTTTAACTGAGCCATCGCTATTAAAAATTCTACCAAACCAACCACCTTGATCTAAAGCTCTACCACTTCCTGTGCCTTCTTTAGCACCATATTTATAAGTACCATAATCAGTAGTAAAATTTTCTTTTAAAGTTCTACCAGCAGCTATTAAAAGTCTAGCAAGAGGAAAATTAGCAGCAGTTGGATTTGTAGCTGAAACATCTTTCCAATGTTCACTAAAGCTTAAATTTGTAGTTCCCTCATTACCTTTATAAAATGAATAATTTTTACCCTCTGTGCCTTTAAGCTTATTCATTTCTAATTGGTATGCTTCTTGTTGTTCTTTAGTCCAATCATTCCAATCAGATTGATTGTGGTCGCCCTTTTGATGTTCTTTAATTGCTTTTTGTGTGGCTTTCCAATGATCCTTGTCTGGCTCCATATACTCATCTTCAGCATCAACTGTACCTAATTCAACTTTTGTCAAATCTCTTTTTACAGTTCCTGAATCTGTATGTGGACTATGCCTATCAGGTCTATTATCATTATTGTTGTTTCCTGTTGATGTATCTTTTGTTGAACTTGGACTAGATCCCTCAAATTGTGATTTGCTCTGTCCATAATTATCCCATTCAGGATATGCAAAAATACCAGATGCAGTTGGTGTTTTTTTACCACCAGCTTCAACCAACATATCTCTTTCGTTTGGTGTTATATAAGCTAAAAAGTGATTTTCTGGTGCTTCCTCATTTAAGAGTCCAGCATATCTTTTAAGTGTATTCATATTATGCAATTATTGAAATAACAAATAGTACAGCTAAAACCATAATCCATTTGCTAGGTCTTGTGTTAATTTTTGTTTCCATATCAAAAATTATTTTTTTTATTTTATCCATTATAGTAACCCTCCTAAGAATCCTAAACCACCACCTATCAATGCACCTGGCATCCCAAATTTAGATCCAATTAAAGCTCCACCCATCGCAGTTGTTATTGGGTTTGATGATGTTTGTTGATTTTGTGTTTGTACTGGTAGACCAGTTGCGATTGGATTTATTAAACTACTGTATTGTTGAAGTGCAGCAAAAGGAGCCATGTTTTTTTGTCGTTCAATATTTTCTAATTGTTGGCCAGTTTGAACTAAACTAGGTGTAGCACTAGCAATACCTAACTGTCTTTGTCGTTCTCTTTCATACTGTTCAAATGCCATTGGTAAAGCAGCATCTGTAATACCACCTATAATTTGCTGTTGATTCATCGCACTACCTGGAGTCCGACCAGCACCTGAGAATTCTGTATTTATTGCTGTAGCAATTTCATTTCCAGCACCTTGTAACATTGGCGATAAAAATGGGTTTAAATACTTACCAGATAAAGTGTCTGCCAACTGTTGATTAGCAGCAGTACCCATAAGTTCTTGGGCAGCTAATCCTTGTGTAGTTTGTTGGCTTGGTGCTACATAACCAGCAGCTTTTACACCTTGATTATATAAACTACCTGACTCTGATATAATTTGATTTAAAGCTGGTTTAGCCGGATCATAAGGATCCATTTTAGAAATAGACTGACCACCACCTGAATTACCACCACCAAATGACATTATTCATTCTCCTTTTTTTCTATTTGTTTTTCTAAGACTACATGAGTCTTTTTGTAATTAAATTGTTCCATTATTTTTTCCCATCCTTTTCTTGCAAAAAGTTCCATCTGGTCACATTTGTTTTTAGAAGCAAAATCTTCTAAATTTTTAATTAAATGTTGCCACTTTTGTCTTTGCCTACCAGTTACTATAAAAATATTACAAGACCTTTTAAGTTTGCGTTGCACTATTTCTGTTACAACAACTCCATAATATTTATCTAAAGTTGTTTTTTGGTTTTTATCCCAAACTATCCAAAGCTGAAACTTTTCTTGTTTTAAAGTTTCTAATACAAAATCACTATCAGTATGATTGCCTGAATATGACAAAGCTTCTTGAATATCTTTTTTAATTAGATTCCACACATCATCTATATTAGATGTTGGTATTCGTACTAAATTCATTAGGTAATACTTAAATAACTTATTCCTATGTGAATACTATCTGTTGAGCTTATTGTTGTTTTTAACGCATCTGCTTTTTCTAGCACCAAAGGTACTGATAATATTTCAACAGATGTGTTTGCTGCAAGTGATTGTGTATTTAAAATTGTAAATTCTGCATTACTTTGTGAACTATCTAATACATCCATTGATATAGTTGGTGTATTAGCAGTATTGTTGGTTACTATAATAGATTTAATAATAATAGTTTCGTTAGCACCTGATGTTATTAAAGTTGTTTCACTTGTAGATGTAATTGCTTTACCAAAAAATTTATAACTATTTGCCATCTGTTTTTTCTTCTTTAGGTAAGTAACTTAAAATATGTTGTAGTTTTGAAAAATTACTATCTTTAATTCCAATCCAATTATCTATTTCTTTATTAATATCGGTATGCTCAGGTATAATTCTAGGATTAGTTAAAAGTAGTTTTATATTCTCATCTGCTTCTAAAATCTTAGACTCATATCCTTTACGCAAGGATTCTATTCTGTTGTTCATTTTTTAGGATATTTAACTTTTACTTTAAGTATCGCTTGGTAAAAATCAAAATATTTATGTTGTAATGTAATATCTTTATCTATTGTGTGCCATAGCATATCCAATTGATCTCCTATTTCAGGATAAGCATTTCTTCTTTGTTGTGCATAATTAGATTGTTCTGGCTCATTAGCCATCTCATTCATTTTAGCTTCTATGTCAGCTTTAGAAATATTGTTTGGGTTTTCATCATGCCAAATAATTTCACAAGTATTTATATCTGATCCACTTACAGAAACTTCTGCATTAGGATTTATTTTAAGTATTGCGTCTATAATCATTATCCTGCTATCTCCAATGCAATTATATTATTTTGATTTGTTGAGTTCTCTCCAACACCAGCAGTTCCAGAAGATGCTTTTGCTTGAACTTGATATGTAATTTCTGAAGTTGTGCTAGGCGAATCTAGGTATGTCATTCCAACACCTCCCCAAAAATCATGTGCTTGTGCTGATCTAGCAAAACTTATTCCATAAGTACTATTTCCAATATGAGAAGTTGCTCCACCAGAAATAGCTCTTTCCCATCTAATAGCCCAATATTGTTGATCTGAATTTTGATACATATTTGTATTTAACAATAATAAAATTTTAGAACTTGTTGCTGCTGGAGTAATTGTTAATGATAAATTAGTAACATCTACAAAGCTAGTACTTGTAGTAGAAAAAATATTAATACCTTGTGTGGCTTGAACTTGTAAAACTGTTCCAGTAGAAATAGCTGCTGGTAAAGCAGTTATCGCAGATATTGTATTATTGTTTGGTTTAATTATTGCCATTACTCTCCACCTCCATTATCTATTACTGTTCCACCATCTGCTATCCATTCTTGGATTGTTTGGTAATCTGTGTTTGCTGTATCTACTGGTACAAATGATATTAAATCACTATTTGTAAAAGATACTTTGTAATTAACAAATTCGTTATTTGTTATAGTGTAATGTTTTTCTATTGTATTAATATTTATTTTATCAATCATAATTATAACTCCGAATCTGCTGTATAACTTGGTGGTAAATAATTTCCTTGAGGTTGCCTATAGGTTTCAAATATAAACCTAGTTTTATTTGCCACAGACCAGCCTCTACCTGAAGTTTCTGTGATAGTAGGTGCTGCTCTCATTGGAACAGGAAAATTATTCCAATATACATTATAAGCATCATTTGAAGAATAAGGTGCATAAAAAGTTGAAAGATTACCATGCACCCAATAATATCTAAAACATCTTTTTTCATTTACATCAACAGGCAAGAACTCAAAATCAGATGCAGATGTTCCAGTTTCAACTTGTAATCCTGTCATGTACCATTCATTTGATGTGCTATCTGCAAGATTAACTTGACCTACATATCTATTTGCAGTTGTTTCTGATCCCCAAGAAGTTTGTAGTGTTCCAGAAGTATAATCACTTCCAGCTGCTAAAGCAAATTGTACTAAAAAACTTGCAGCATTATCATTATCCAAAGTTCCTGTTGTATCACCAGCAAAAGTTAAAGTTTTCTTTTCCCAAGTATCAGCAGATGAAATTGTATATGATTGAGAAATTGCTCTTGTATTATCATTATCTTTTAATTCTAAAATATATGTTCCAGTTTTATTTGATCTTACCCAAAATGAAACTGTTAAACTTTCAGCGTTTGCAGTTCCTTTTTTTAAATACTGTAAATTTTGACCTTCTATAAATTGTTGAACACTTACAAAATCACTAGCACCTAAACTAGCATCAGCAGTTGTGTTATCCCATTTTAAAGAAGTTGCAAAACCTTGACCAGATGGAACAGTTGTTGATTGACTTATAGTCCAAGTTCCAGCACTAACTATAACACATCTATATCTATCAAGTGCATGGTATCCACTTGAAGTTAATGAAGATGCAGAAGTTGATCTTTGTGCTATGCTCATATCTCCATTGATGATGATGTTTTTAAATGCTGATTGATTTTGAATAACACCACTTGCAAGTTTAGCAGCAGTAATTGTTGCATCAGTTATTTTTGCAGCAGTAACTGCATCATCTGCTAATTTAGCAGTAGTACAAGTTGAGTCACTAGGCACTCCCAGATCCAGAACATCACCAAGTATCTGAATAAAATCTATAACATCACCAGTAGCAAGATTACTAGCAAAAGTAATTGTTGATCCACTAACAGTAAAAGAACTGTTTGGTTTTTGGATTGTGCCATTCAAACTGCAGATCATGTGATTAGCCGACTGGGGAATTACATTAACTGATCCTACTTGCATTGTGTATGCAGCTTGACCATTAACTACAGATATTGCATCACAAATCTGAAAGTTTCCGATTGTTGGTTTAGTTCCGATATATGCCATTAATTAACTCTTTGGGTTTGCGTCTTTAATTGATTTAATTCTAGCTTTCCAAGCATCTATGTCATGGTAGATTTCATCTAACTGATCTCCCCAAAAACCATAGGCTTGTCGTCTAGTTGCATCTACTTGAGCATTACTCTCAGCAGTATTTGCAGCAGTTTCATAAGATGCTAATTGCTCATCAGTTGGTTGTGCAATATCTAAGTTCCATTCTTTGATATACGCACCTTGACCATTACTGTCGTCTTGCAACTTAACATCATTCATAAAATCTACATTAGAAACTCCATTAGCTTCGCAGTATGATTTTATTTTTGTTGATAGATTTGCCATAGTTTGTCCTCCTTAATATTGTTATTCTATAATTTTATATCCATAAAACCAGTTTCTAAATGTTGCATTATTTCCAGAGCCAGTTGGAACTTTTACATCACCACTATCTGTTGTTCTAACATATACATAAATTTCGTAATAATCATCATCATCATGTGCAACAACTAAATTCATTGAACTATCTACAGTAGCAACTCTATAAGGAGATAAAGTTGCACTTTGAGTATAAACTAAACTAGAACCATTTTTATAAAGTTCCATTTTTTGAGCGAACAAATGTTCTGATGCGTCATAACTCCAGAATGAAGCACCAATATAACTTTTACCAGCAAATCCTGGAGTAAATCTATAATTTGTTGATGGATCATAAACTCCTCCTACATCATAAACTTCATTAGAATATGCAACTTTAGTTGATGTTTCATTACTTACAACTTGATCGCCTGTACAAGAAGCAAAAAAAGCTGGAGTATTAACACCAGAAGCACCAGTTACAGTTCCTGTAAATGCAAAGTTATCTGCTAAATTTATTGATTCTGATTGTATTTTATCTATTGCCATAATTTATTAAACTCCTATTAATTTGTATGCACCAAAAAAAGTATATTGAGGATTTGCTAAAAAATTGTTTGTTCCAGTATTTCTGATGTATCCAAAAACTTCTAGATAATCAGATGATCCATTCATATCCACAGTTGTAAAACTGTTCCAAGCACCATCACCTCCACCTGTATAATCTTTAATAAAAATAGTAGCATAAGAAGCACCACTTCCATTTTTTCTAATATCAGTTATAAGTTGAACATGAGATCCTCCACTTGAAGATCCATCACTAAAAATCATACTATAAACAAAATATTTTCCAGCAGTTGTTGGAGTAAATCTATAATTTGTTGAGTTATCATAGCAACCATCTGTATCCCAAACTTCTGTGTTAAATTGACATTTTGTAAATGTTGTAGATGAAACTGATTGATTTGAACTTAAATAAGCATGGAAAGATGGAGTATTAGCAGATTTTAAATAACTATAATCTACTCTCTTTAATGTTCCAGCATCAGAAATTAACAGTTCATCTGTATCTGCTGGTGTTGCACCTAAAGCAGTTGTTCCAGATATTATGTCATTATTTAATTTAGCAGCAGTTACACTTGTTGATGCAAGTTGTGCAGTTCCAACAGATGCGTTTGGTGGATTAACAGTTTGTAAAGCTCTGCCAAGATAAACTGCATACATTACATCTCCAGATGCTGTTGCACTTGTAAGTGTAAGTGTAGTACCAGAAGCTGTGTATGCTTTACCACTTCCAGGTTGTTGAACTACTCCATTAATAACTAATCTGATTTCATTCTCATTAGTTACAGCATGAGATAAAGTATAGTTAGTAGTAGCCGAAACTGAAAAAGTTTGTGTTTCAAAACTTGCATAAGATTCTGCTGGTTGATTTCCCAAATATGCCATGTGTTAATTTTCCTATTATGTTGAAATTGTATCTATATAAGAAACAACTGTATCTAAAGATGATGCAACTGTACTAATAGCAGCGATTTTATCACCACTAGCCAATACAATTTTTGCACCCCCATCAATTAATTCCAAAGATCCACCTGATGGAATTGGTGCTGATTTAATTAGATAATAATTAGTAGATGATTTAACGATATAAACATCAACACTAATTGCTGATGTTGATACATTTGCACATCTAATACCAATTACAGTATCGTAACTATCAGCTTGTGCTAAAATATCTACTGCACTTGTTCCTGTGTTCCTTGTAATTTGATTTCTAAAGTTTTGTGCCATTATTTATTTTCCTTTTTTATTTTACAGAGCAACTGCCATAGCGATTGCAAAACCAGCACTTGCTGCACTAGAGTTTGCATCTACTAAAGTTACTATTCTTGATAGAGCTGCTTTCCTGTTTGTACCACCAGCACCATCATCAACTACGATTAAATCTGATGTTGTTAAGTCTGCTCCAATATCAGTTGCTCCATCAATATTTAAAGCTGATACTGAAACTTTATTAGCTGTACTGATCGTACCTAATTTTGAGTCTGCAATACTATTGATTGCAAGAGTAATATTTCCACTAGATGTAACTGGTGTACTTCCTACTGTAAATTCTCCAGCACCACTATCGGCTATGCCAACAGAGGTTACTGTTCCTGTGTTACTAGGTGTAATTACAGTATAAGTAATTGAAGTTGAGCCAACTGATCCTGTGTTATCAGTAGTACATAAAAATATTTTATTATCGTTTGTAGAGCCTTGATTAACTACAACCATTCCACCAGATAATTCTGCAATACTATCATGCTCTGGATCTCTTGAAGCAGCACCACTTGAAACTGCTAAATATAAACCATTCTCACTAGCTGTACTTTGATCTTTAACTAAAACTCTATCACCAGCAACAAGGGTAACTCCATCTATGGAATCTCCAGCCTCTAGGCCATTTGATAAATTTACATTTGCTGTAGTTCCACATTCTGCAATCGTTCTAGTTCTTAATCCAGCTACAGCTTGATCTACATAATTTTTAGTAGCAGCATCTGATGTACCTGATGGTGAGCCTAACCCTGTAATACTTCCACCTGATATTGAAACATTACTTGATGCTTGTGTAGCAATTGATCCTAGTCCTAAAGAAGTTCTAGCAGTAGCACCAGACTCTGTTACAAAGTTTGATCCATCACCAACAATAAAATTACTGTCAGTTGGTGTTAGTCCAGCAACATCAGTTAATTGTGCATCACTAGCTTGTTTTGCATCTAACTGAGTTTGAATTGCAGATGATACACCATCAAGATAACCAAGTTCAGTTGTTGTAACATCACTAACTTCTACTTTACCTGAACCATTAGATTGTAATGCTCTTGAAGCAGTTAAGTCAGATGATGCTATAGTTGATGCACCACCACTTATTGTTGCTTGTTTTGAATCTATTTGTGTTTGTACTGCACTTGTTACACCATCTAAGTAACCTAATTCTGTTGAGGTTACATCTGATACTGCAATCTTTTGTGAGCCATTAGATATTACTGCTCTACTAGCAGTTAAACTTTCAGTATCAATAGTAGAAGCTGATCCTGTAATAGTTGCTTGTTTAGCATCTAATTGAGTTTGGATAGCACTTGATACTCCATTTAAGTATTGAAATTCTGTGTCTGAGATTGTTCCATCTGCAATTTTAGTTGCAGCAATCCCTGTAGGTATAGAGTTATTAGTTTTGGATAAAGCACCAATATAAACTGTAGTAATAGCTTCATTAGATAATGAGCCACTATCCCATGTTACATTTACAGTAGTGTTTGTAGAAAAAGATGAACTTGAAATTGTTCCATAAATAGTGCCAGGTGTTGATGCTGTTAATTTAATTCGTCTACCAGCATGATATACAGAGGTTACATTAACACCAGCTATTGTGAAAGATGTGCCTGAAGCATAAGCATAAGTTACACTAGCATCGCCATCACCATACTCAACCCATTGACTATCATTAAACCAATCTCTAGTATTTTTCATTAATGCTCTAATAGCATTGTTCAAATTACTAGGTAGCATCCCCTCATCTACATCAATAGAATTAAGTGATGTGTTACTGGCTTGGGTTGTTGAATAATCTTTAATGTTTGTTGTCATGTTGCTCCTAATTCATAAACCAACTAAAAGCTTTATCGCTTTCAGCATTATTCTTGTTAATTAATGTATTTACAGCTTCCTCTACTTGTCTTTGAAAAAACTCTTGTGTTTCAATTGAGTATCTTATGTTATCAATATCTATTTTATCTGACATTATCTACTTCCACCCTGACTTGCTGTTAAATCAATACCTTGTGCATTAGTCCAAAGACTCTCTGCCGGTATTTTTACATTAGCTCTAAAGTATCTGCCACTTTGTCTTACTGGTGCAATACCTGATGTGTTAATTGTACTTGATGATGAACTTGTAACTGTATCTGCAAGTTTATCTCTAGTTTTAACAACTACATTTGAAGTTGCGTCTACTAAAGGTCTTACACCAGTTACATTAGCTCTTAAACCTGGAAACAATTCTGTTTCTTTAGTTTCAAGTTCAGCTTCTAAATTTTTTCCAGAAAAAATAGCTGCTTTAAAATTTTCATCTATAGCACCTAAATATAAATGGCCACTTGTCCAATAAGCTGTGTCTAGTGAAATATTAATATCTTCTAAGTTCTCACTAATAATATCCATTAACTCAACTGTGTTTGCTACTACAAATTGTTTAAAAATTTGTGAAGCTTTAACATTAGCTGTACTCCATTTTTGCGTTACATAATTATAAATTAATAATTTATCGCATATCCCTGTAGTGTTTGGATTATCTTTACTAGGGTATAACCAAATCGCTAAAGTGTTAAATGGATCAACTGCTGCTGTAATTCTATCTGTGTAAGCTTTGTTTAAATCACCATCAAAAAATCTATTTACTTTTTCTGCACCAATCGGCAATACTTGATCGCCATTAATTTGAAAAAATCCATCAGAAGCATAAAAGAAAACTTGTCTGTTGTCTTGGCAAACAGTTTGGCCATAAACAGCTCCTCTATTCGGACTTATAACTGAAAATCTAAAAACTACATTTCCACCAACAAAGTCCATTCTAATTATTTGGTCTTGTCTAAAAACATAACCAACCTCACCAGAAGTTATGGCCACAACTTGACCACCACTACCAGGTAAATCTTGTGTATCTGATGAACTAACACCAGCTTCCCAAATGCTAATATCGTTTAATCCAGACCATGCAACTCTGTTTTTTGCATTTTCTATATTACCAGTCACTAAAAAATCTCTAATAACACCACTTATTTTAAATTTAGCCGGTACTGTACCTTGACCACTACTTGTTACTAAGCTTTGTAATGTTGCAAAGTTAGTTGAAGTACCCATTAAGTAATACATAGGTGGATTAACACCATTAGATGCAATTACATAGTTACCAAACTGTGTAAATGTAAAAAAATCTGTATCACCACCACTAACAGTACATGATCCTTTAACACTAGAAAAAGTACCAGATGTTAATTTATAAATATCTGTTTTAGTTCCTACAAAAGTAAAAACTGTGTTTGTGTTATCTCTAAAACTACCAGCACCTTTTGCATTTTGCGTTACATTAGATGCACCACTATAAGCAACTAAACCTTTAACTGGTTTGTAGCTTGATTGTGCATGGTACACATTAGTTGCTACTGTTGCACCAGGATTTAAATGATCTGGTTGGTCAGGCAACCATTCTCCAAAAGGTAATTGCATAATTAAGCCGAATTAGTTGTTGATGTATAATTACTTCTAAATGGTGATGCTATTGTATCTTCACCTCTTTGTACTAAAGGTGATCCACTAAATTGATCTTCCCTGTCATTTAATTCTAATCTTTCCATAGCTGTTTGATACATTTGCGACCAAGTTTGTACTTGTTGTGGATTTACTCCACCTAAAAAATTAGCAGCATGAAATAAAGCACCATACAAATAAATTGCTGGGTGGCTTTCTAAAATATAATTTGTTGTAGCACTATCTGATAAAGCACTAAATTTTTTATAATAATTTATGTAGCCGGTATAACTTGAATCTGGTTTAGGCATAAACCTAAAAGTATCACCAAGTATTGTATAGCTTGATGGTAATCCTGTTCTAGATGTACCTTTAACTTGATCCATTTGGCTAGGTGTCATGTATCTTAAAGGGTGTTTTGTACTGCCACTTAAAATATAAAAATCTCTTACTTGTAAAAAATCTGTTGGTAAAGCTTCTGTTTCGCTATCTATTGTTATAGTAGTTTGAGCTATCATTTTTCTAATTCTTAATTTTGAATTAAAATCAGCTTCTACTAATTTAATAAAATCATCTGATATTTCAGATGATAAATCTGATCTATTAAGCCAGTTAGCAATTGATGCTTTTAAAGTTGTGTAAGTAGTTAATGCCATTAAAATCTTCCTGGTGCAGTTCTAAAATATCTATAATCAGAACTATTTAATTTTTCTTTTAAAATTTTTGTTTGAACATCTTTAGGTAAAGCAAACCAATTACCATTGTTTTGATCCCCATTATATTCTTTTGCCCAAATTTCTAAAATAATAGTAGGTATGGTAGCCACTCTTTTTAAACCTTTATCAGGTGAGTAACCATCATTTTGGGTATATAATTTTTTATTGTGATCTAAAATTGGTTTATGATTTACAGTTCTTTCTTGAACAACACCTTTATTTTCGTTGTCATGAAAAGTTTCTGTAATTAAACCATCTTTTTCTACACTAATTTTTCCCATTATCTACCTTGACCTTTGTATCTAGTTTGCTTTCTTTGTCTTTTTTGACTTTTCGATTGCGTCTTACGATGAACTCCTGGTCTTTTTTTTGGTTTTGGTCTTGGTACAAAATGAATAAACTTTTGTTTAGCCACTAAGCACTCATTTCAACAATAGAAATAACCTCACTATTACCACCTAAAGCAGCCACTTTTTCACCTGGAGAAACTTTAAAAATTTCTGGTTGATCTGCTGGTATAAAAATATGATCAGCAGTTGCAGTTGGCGATGCTCCAAAAACTATATGAAAATCTGTTGATGCAGCAACTCTTACATATTCAGTTCCAGCACCAAAAGCAGCCGATGCAAGTGACGCAGCACTTCCAGCCATTGTTATTTTTTGTAAGACTATTGGTCTTAAAGCATAATTAAAACTCATAATTTATTTTCCTTTATTTTTTGTATTTTACTTTTTTGCCTTTTTTCTTGGCATAAGATTTTGCTTTTTTCATTCCACTTTTTGTGTATGAAAACTTTTTTTTCCCTACCATTGGCATAATTTATTTCCTTTTTTAATTTACATTTGAGGGGAAATATCGCTAGACAGGATCCCCTCAAATTTTGTAATTATCTTCTAATAACAAAAGTTACTAAAAGTTTTTTAGTTCCTGTAGATGCACCATCGGTAATCATTTCGATAGTTCCATCTTCTTCAACTTGATTCAAAGCTGTAGGCTCTGCTGTATCAACAGTACCAGCTGCTGATCCTGAGTGTGCAACAGTAATTCCACCACCAGTTACGGCAGTACCACCTATTTCAAAAGAAATACCGGCATTTGCACCAGAGATCGCACCTTGAAGTGCAGTTATAATTTTAATTATTCTTCCACCATCTGGGATTCCAACAAAAGTTGAAGATGCTGTAGAAATATCCTCAATCTCTGCTGTTATAAAATAATCGTTAAGAGTTCTCATGTTTTTTGTCCTTATTTATTTGCTTCGTTCCGTCATTGACTTCAAAGACCAAACAAAATGTTAATTGAATATAGGGGGATTGCTCCCCCTATAATTATATAGATTAAGATGTTGTTAAATCAAAAACACCACCACTTGCTGCTTCGTTTTTAGAAACAAGTGTGTATTCTGCTAACATAGCTTTCTTCGCAGCGTCACCAGTTTTTGCAAGATCAACCAATTGGAAGTCTCTTAAAAAGGCAACTGCCCACATATCAGGTGATAAAACATAAGCACTTCTGCTTCTGCTAAATCTGTTAGGTACAACAGTCATCGCACCAAAATCAGATTCATAAATATCAACTGCTGCTACCAATCTTTTATTTTCTGCTGGGTCAAATCTAGTTGATCCACCAGTAAAGCCTGATAGTTTTTGTTTGTTGAAAGAGCCAAGCATAATCATAGATGGATCTCCACCAGAGTCCCATACTTTTTTGATTACATCTTTAAGCTGTGCTTCTGTGAAAGCTCTTTGAGTTCCATCAGTTCTAGCATTAGTACCAGATGTACTTGGATCAGCTCCACTACCACCACCTTTAGATGTGTTAGTTTTGATCCATGATTCAATACCAGCTAATCTTCTAGGTGTAGAGTCATCGCCAGTTACTGGTGCTTGGTTTGCAGTTAATGAAGTTTCCATATCTCTTTTTAACTCTTTAGAGTTTTTAGAGATTTGGTAAGCTAATTCATTATTTCTACCAGCTGTAGATACTGCGTCTAGAGTACCAGAAACAATTACAGATTTTCTAGATATCTGAGTTCTGTTTCCAATTCTAGTTGTAGTACCAGGTGCAGAGAAAGCAATCTCATCACCTTCAATTTGGTAGTTATCACTAGCTGCTGCTGCTAAACTGTCAGTTTGCCATTCATGATAAACTGCTGTCGCTTTTTCTTTTCCTATTCCTGACATAAATGGTGTGTCTGTTGGAGAGATATTATAGATTATATCTGATAAATCTTCTCTTTCACCCACAGCATCGTATGTAGAATAAGTTCCACTTACTTGTGACATAGTTATTTTCCTTATGTTGAGTTGTTATTGTTTGTTAATCATATCTAAAAATATGCTGGTAGCATCTTTAACACTTCCAGATTTTTTTAGACGACTCAACTTTTCTTTTCTAGCTTTGTAATTGACATCAGCTTTGCTTTGTTTAACCCCACTTGAAAAAACTTTGCCAGGTTTAGAAATCTTTTTAGCAATATTTGGTTTTGCCTTTTGTAGACTTCTATATTTCATAGCATCATTTACCAACATAACTATTCTATGATCGTACACTTGTGCAATTTCTTGGTCATTAAAACCATAATTGTTAAGTGTGCTTTTCATATTAGTTTTTAAACTTGATGCTTTTTGAGGATCAGAAAATTCAGGCATTTTTGATACCAATTTTCTTTGTTGATCTTGTAAAAAACTATCAAATTGTTTTTGCTGTTCCGATTGCGTTTTAGCCATAGCAGAATTAAGCTTTTCTTGCTTTCGTCTTAGTCTATGTTCAATCCTTGCAGCTTCTGTTGGATCTTCTTCGTACAACTTTTCCAAATCAGCAGAATTAATCTCTGTTTGTAATTGTTGTTGGGCAACTGACATTAACCGATTCACTTCACTAAGCTTTGTAGAATAGTCTTGTCTTTGCTTTTCCGACTCCGATTGAAAATTTTTCCTTTGACTAGAAAGTTCTTCAGTCTTTTGTCGATAATCAGCATCTCTTGAGTAACCATTTCTCAACTCATCAAGGGTAACATCGAATTCTTGTCCATTTACTTTAACTTTGTAAGATGGGGACTCTTGTTTCTCTTGAGTATCAATTTGTTCTTCGTCTTGAGATACATCTTCGGAAGCTTCTTCGTTAGATTCTTCTTCCACTATTTCCTGTTCTTGAGGTTGATCTTCATTTGAAGATTCCTCTTGTGTAAGTTCAGGAGAATTCTGTTCTTCTTCTGTGTTTTGTTCTTCTGGTTTTTCATCTTTAGATTCTATTTTGGGATCTAATAAACCAGTTATTGCTTTTGTTGCTTTAGTAATGTCAGTTTCAGCTCCCTTTAGAGGGTTTGCATAATTGTCTGCCATAATTTGCTCCTTTTAGTTAAGTTCCTGTTGTGTAGGTTGACTTATCCTAACTTTTTTTGTTAGAATTTTTTCTGTAATTTATTATAGAAAATTTATTTAGATTTGCATTTTTACCAAATATCATAATACACATTGGCAACCACAAACCTCTTTTTTCATTATTAAAATTTACTTCACCATTAATAAATCTTATTTCAGCATTAAGTGAAACTTCTGCCCACCATTTAGTATTACTTCTAACTGGTATAAGACAAACTTTAGTTGTTAATTTATTTTTATTATATGTTTCGTAATATGCTTTTTTAACCCATTTAGATAAATCTCTTGAAAAAGGTGGATTCATCCAACAATTTTCATTCCAACTTTTATTTAAAGCATTTTCTTCCTTTGTCCAATATCTGGGTAATTTAAAATTATTTTTACTAGCACAAACATCAAAAGTTAAATTAAATTCTTTAATTAATGGATTAACTATTTTTAAAGGTGTACTATATTCAATGCTTTTACTTACACCAACTATATTAGTTCCCATTAGAATTTTTGTTCTTTGATACTTTTTCTAAAATCCTCTAATTGTTTAGAGGCTAATTTGCCGGTATCTAAAATTTCTAGTAAATTTTGTTCTACTTTACCAACTATATTGTAAGCTAACCACAATTTCTCTCTAGCTTCTGTTTCTTTAGCACCAGTATTAAATAAACTTTCGGCATAAAGCTTTTTTAACTTATCAAAACTCTCTTTTAACAAAGGATTTTCAAAAAGTTGTTTAGCTTTGTTCGATTGGCTCACTTCCTGTTGGAGTTTGTCCTGTTGGCTCTTGTTCATATAAAGCTTTTACCTGATCTTGTACCATTTGTGATTGCCTACTAGCTTCTCTAAAATCTTTTGTCGATTCTGCGACTAACATTTTATTTAAATCAGCATCAGCTTTTATTTGTTGTGAATCTATTTGAGTATTATATTTCAACTCAAGTTCTTTCATTTTAATTTCGTTTTCTAAAAGAATTTCTGCATTGTCAGATTTAATTTTTTTCAATTCAAGTTCTAACTCAGCAACTTTTCGTTTTTCTTCACTTGCTATTCTAGTAAATTCTATTTTTTCAATTGGCGATGGCTCTGGTGGTGGTGGAGGTGTAACCATACCTTTACCCATGTCAGGATTTACAAAGTAATTCTCAACATTTTTTAAACCAGCATTTTCAATAATTTTAGCCAAACTATTGTAAATGTTTTTTAAGCTAACCATAGGGTATTCCCTATTACCCTGTAATTGAAAGGCTTGTAACTGTCTTTCTAGAATATTGTTAAGCATCATAATCTGTTGTTCTTTAGAGCCACTACCTAGACCGACTGCAATAGAGATATTGTATCTATTTCGCCACTCAGTAGGTTTGACTGGTATGAACTGATTATTAAGTTCTACAATTCTTTCTTTGTCTTGATACTTACAAGTAAGTTCAAAAATTCTTTTAAATAAATCTTTAATTCCTGTTTCAGCAAACACTCTAGCAATCAACTCCATACGCATTTGCGATTGAGTCATTATTGCATTAACACCAGTTGCAGTTTTGTTTAAACTATCTGCATCTAAGCCTTGATTATATCTTGTAACCCCAGTTCTAGTTTCCCTAACAGTATCTAAGTATTCTAATAATGGAAATGCTTGTTGCGATATAGTTTGTGATTGCATCGGCAACATAACTTGGCTTGGTGGTTGTTTAGTTCTAACTACCCCACCAGGTCTTGATGTTAATAGGTCATCCAAGTTGACCATGCCATCCATTATGGCTACTCTGTTGTTGTTAGTTAAATACATATTGTCTAGCAACTGACGCATTACAGTTGATTTAACTAATTGCACATCTTCAACTAACTCTGAAACTGATCTGCCATAAAATCTGTGTGGCATTGGTATTGGTGTTAAACTACAAAAAGGAATAGCATCGCAACTTTCGTTGGCCAATATTGTATAGCCACCAGCACCGGCAACACAAACTTTTCTAAGTTCAGCAATCCCATCACCATCCATATCTACTTTCATGTAGCACTCATAAATTTCTATTTCTTGAGTAGCTTCATCAGGTGAATTGTTAAATGGGTTTTCGTCTATATCGCTATACCTAGTTAATCTTTCATCATTTAAAATAATATTATTTGATGTAGGTAAATTTTCAACAACATCTCTATCAAAACCCATCTTAATAAGATCGGATCTAGTTTTTAAAACTCTATGTGCAACAAAATCTGCATCCTCAATTGATTTTGCAGTTCGTTGTATTAAAAATTCTTCTGGTGGAACATTTTCTATTTTAACTCTACCACCTTTTGATGTTCTTTTAATAATGCAGTTGTGCAGCATTGGAGTTGGCTCTTCTTCTACCAACTGGCCTTGCTTAGTTGCTTCAACTAATAATAAATCCATAGCTGCTTTCATCTTTTCATCAACAAAAGATTCCTCTTCAACTATTTCAACATTTTCATCATCAAGTAATAACTGGTATTCTTGATCGTTTAAATTTTTATAAGTTTCTTGTTCTATATCAATAGACTCATCCCAATAAACTTTTACAATTCCATTTTTTTCAATTAAAGCATCTTTAAACCAAGTATATAAAACACTAAAACCATTATTATCTTTATTAAAGATATAATTAATATAATTAGTAGCTTGTTCGGCTAAAGGTACATCCTCTGATTTTACAGGCTCACATTTAACCACTTGGTCACTAGCTGTAAAAATTCTAAGTAAATTAGGTAAAATAGTTTCAATAGTGTCAGCTACATCGGTTGATACAACTTGCGATCTGCCATCTATTTCAGTTCCTAATTTTTCACCTAAATAATATTCAACTGATTTTTTTCTTTGAGAAGTTAAATTACCCCCCATAAAACCAATTGCATTATTTATCTCAGAGTTAATAATACTTCTTAATTCTATATCTGTTACTTTATCTGCCATATTAAACTATATAATTTGTGTTGATTGGAACTTGTTTTTTCCAATTTGAAATTTCAGCACCTTGTCCAATTATGCCAGTCCTAAAAGCATCAGCACAATGGGATGCAAAATTGTGCATCGGTTTATTTTTAAAGCATTGGTTTTTATCATCCCATCTTTTTTGATAAGCTTTTAAATACTCAATTCCTGTTTTGCATTTTTCTTTATCAAACCAGCAATTAGTTAATGCTTTTCGTACTGCCTCAATTCCATCTTCAATAGATAGTTTTGGAGCTACTTCAAAATTAATACCAAGCTCTAACGCACTTTCTAATCTTGATTTACCCATATTACCAAGTTCTCTAACTTTAATATCATGGGGTGCTATGTGTTTAGAATACTCATAACCTTTTTGATCTAAAACTTCTGCATAATGATCTAAGCCATAACCACTATTTTCATAATGGTCTATTAATCTTATTTCACCTTTATACCTTTGGGCAAACCATATTGCAGTTGAATCGTTAAGACCTAAATCCCACCAAGTCTCTACATCCAGGTTATCATCGTAAGGTACATCAGCAATCTTACCTTCTTTTGCCAGACCCTCTATAATAGATCCGAAATAACTGCCGGTTATGGCAGCTTGAAAACTACACTCAAATTCTTGGTCATACAAATCATTAGACATGATAGCTTTTGCAGCTTCAAGTTCATCATTGTCTAAAATTTTAGTATCACTAGCTTTAAATACACAAGCATACCAATCTTTAGTTTCTAGTGCTTGGTTATATAATTCAAAAAAATAATTACGACCTTTTGGTGTACCTATAAATACACACCAACCTTTTCTATCTGCCAGAGCTGGTCTTATTACCTCTGGAAATATAGTTGGCTTTATGGCTTGTGTTTCATCGAAAACGCAACCATCTAAAAATATACCTCTTAGTGCTTGATCGTTCTCAGCACCTAATATTGTAATCCTTGCACCATTAGGTAAATCGCACCTAAGCTCAGATTCGTTGAATTTCGTACCAGGAATTTTACCGGCATAGGTTTTTATGTAATCCCATGCTGTCGCCTTTCCTTGTTTGAATGTGGGCGAAAGAAACGCATATCTGGGGTTAGGCAAGGGATTAGTCAAAGCTGCTTTTAGCATATGATTAATCGTCATGACTGTTTTCCCAGCTCTTCGGTGTAAAACCAAAACACTAAATCGATGTTTATCGATTTTCTTGTGCAAAAAATTCTGTAATTCTCTTGGCTTGTATGGAATGACTATGTTTGCCATTTTAAAACAAAACCCCCCTTAGTGTACTGTTACACCTCTGGGTACATTTAATAATTGTTCTATGCCTAAATCATTCATGATGTGATGGCTAAAATATTTGCACTCAGTTAAATCGTTAAAACCTCCAAAGTGTACTACAACACTATTAGTAGATTCCATTATGTAGATAACTGCTGAATATCCTTGTTTGCCATCTTCGTAATCGAACATATTAAAAACCCTTGTTTATTTGTGTGTACCACCCCTAATTTTTTTTATAGTTCCCAATATAGCCTGATGGGTGGCTTCGCTTCAAAACCCCCCAAATCCTGTGTTTTAATCTGAAAACTGACTAATAATCACTTGCTTTGGTTTATTTACCTTGAAAATTAATAATTTTATGTTGCCGGTATAAAATTGGTATAAATTTATTAATTTTTTGTTTGTACTTTAGAATAATTCTAAAACATTTAGTGAACATTTGTCCTATAAATACTTCTGTGCTAGTTTTATCTGATGCTCTGAACATTTTAAACAAAACATAGCAATTACAATACTTTTACCAATAACTTACTTATCCCACTTAACAACTAATGGAGTATTTTTATCGAAATTTAATGTAGTTGCATCCTTTTTAGCATAATATTTGGGTTGAATCCGTTCACTTTTCCATTTACTTAAATCTACAAATGACTTGATGAGATGAGTCTGACCTAAGTCAGTCTTTTCTTTTGTTTTACTATTAGCAATACTTTCGTTTAATAAATCAGTAGCTGCACTAAGTACAAATTCCATGCTATCCATCTTAGCCTCTTCATAAGCTAGTCGTAAATTATTATCCTTTTTCATCCATGTTCTAAAGGTTTCCCAACATGGTCTATCTGGATCCTTGTTTTGTGGTGAAAGTACAGCTCTAAGTGATTTACCTTGTGCTAATTCTTCTAGCATTTCTTTAATCACTTTATCATTTTTCTTAGTCTTATTGGCCATTTTATTTACTTATTTGTGGTTGTAATATTGTTAGCGATAGTGTTAATATTGTTATCAACCGATTCTAACGAATCAAAAGGAGAGAAATATGTTTAATAAATCTAAAACTTTAACAACTCCAATTGTTATGTTTAAGTTTCCTATTGTTAAATACTACAGGAATAAAGATAAGTTCCAATCAGCATTAAAGAATAGGAAGATGTTAAAAAAGCTTAAAATAAAAGACTTTAAGCCAATTGAACAGTAATTGTTCATAAGGGGGTAGCAAGTTTGAGAGAGAGAAAGAAAGAAAGGTTTGCTACCCCATCATATGATTCAAACTAAAAAAAAGGTTTTAAAAAAAAACACTTCAATTAAGTATAAAGTTTTTCTTTAACTTATTTGATAACTTGTCAAATCTTTTACAAATATTTTTTTAAATTCTTGTTTGCTACTTCACAAGCTTCTACCAAAGCTCTAAAATACATATATCTTATTTTTTCATGTGACCAATCTAAGTAGAATCTTTTAAGTTGTCTGTAGGATCTGTAGGGAAAGTGTCTAAGGTAAATTAGTTCTCTTTTATCAGCTTTAACATCCAACATAAGCATAGTTACAAAATCATATATAGATAATTGTCTGGAAGTCGGAATTATTCTTGGTCTAGCAGTAGATGGTGCCGAATCTTTATAAGTATCCTTATCTGGTGATACATCTAACAGTTCAAAGTTAGTAGTACATCTTGGTTTTTTAAGTCCAGGTAATTTATTATCCACAAATGCTGCTATGGATAAAAATCTATCTAATTGGTCGGTAGTCAGTCTAACTGTTATCATTTTGTTTATACAATTGGTCTAAATATTGGTTAAATCTATCCTTTGATAAGGATTTCTGTAATTGTTTGGTTTTTTTGTTTTGGTCATGTGCTTTTCTGTTCTTAATTCTACTATCCTTAGCTTTTTTGTAATAAAAGTTAGTATTTTTAACCATATTACCTATTATTTTTTTAATCTTATCTTTTTGCTCCATATATATTATTTTCTATTAAGTATTTTCTATTTAAGACCTACAAAAATTAACCCCCATGACCTACAAAAATTAACTACCGAACTTTTGGATTTATGGTGATAACTGTACCCCTGTTAATTTCTTGTGATAACTTTTTGTTGTGTATTTTTTGTTTAATGCTTTCGCTAATTCTTCGTCTTTTACCATTATTCATACGAATAATTTCTTGCATCTTATTCCTATCAAATGTGTAGTTGTTAGCTTTGTTTCGTTTAGGTTGGTGTCTAGCAACTAGGCCAAACAATGTTAAATTGTCTAAATACTTTCTAAGTGTAGCCTCAGATTTAATGCCAGTTCTACGCATTAAATATTTATTAGACACATTTACACCATTTTTGCAGTTATGGAATCTTCTTATTAGGATATACAATAGCTTTTCATGGCTATTCAAATTTAGGTTGTCTAGCAAATCAATATCTACCTTTTCAAAAGTCCAACTCAAAGTCTTAACTCCTTGTTTTCGGCAGTCGGTTTAAATTTGTCTGTTTGATTACCCCAAATATCCCAACCTGGTGTAACAGTTCTGCTAAACATTTCTAATCTTGGTAAATCCCCACAAAGCTGTACGATTTTTTCCCTAATGCAATCAGGCTTTCTACTATGCTCTCTTATTGGCTCATAAATTACCTGGTGTATGCCTTTATCTAATCTTTTGGGTTTGCCTTTAGTACCTAATAAACAAATTTCTGCGTTACTCCTTGTCCAACCACCCATTCCCCAAAAACTATCAAATGAGTCTACTGGAAAAAATGATGATTGCTTAACATCAGTTCTTTTATTAGTTTTAATCCATACAAAAGCACAAGTTTTTAGTTCAAAACCCCAAGACTTAATTACATCTAAACCCTCTTGCAGTAATGGGAAAGTTGCCCACATAAATAAAATGCTATCATCTGCTGTAATATCTTTTACTGGTATTGAACAAATATCCTCAATTGGCATTACAGGATAGTGCTGCACCTTAGCTCTTTGTGGTAACTTACCATTGTAAGACCAAGCTGGATCAGCATAAATAATATTGTATTTTTTATTAGGCAACTCAATCATCCTCACCACCTTTACCTAATTCTTCTAATGGTATTTGTAATATTTCAGATGAGTAATGGTCTGGGCAATAGTGTTTATTGTTTTCTGTTAATACTGCGTTAGCTTCACAGTCTTTAATGCAACACTTCTTTGCCGGATCACCATACATATTTAGTTCCATTCATTTATTTCTTCTAAAAAACTTATTTTATTAGACACTCTTTTTCCTTTTCTTTCATTTCAACTGTTGCGATTGTGTCATTGTGTTGGCCACCATGAGCAACTAAAACAATTTTCGTTATTTTAAATCCATATTTTTCTCCAATACCCCCACTATTCCAACCAAAAGAAATAACTTTGCCATTACTTTTAATTATTCTTGAAATTTCTTTTTTACAATTTGTCCAATAAGAAGCATTCATTGGATGGTCAAAAGCTAAACCATTATTAGAATACATTTCTTTTAATTGTCTTTGAGAATATGGTGGATCAAAAACTAAAAAATTTTCTGAATTATCAGGTATAGTTTTTAAATAATTAATAGCATCTTGTTTATAAGGAAAAGGAAATGGATCTATATAATTATCCCCTAATTCAAATTTTATTAGTTCTGCAAAAGGTTTAATTGTAAAAGTTTTGTGAGATGGCATAGACCAAAATCTTTTAAATTCAATTTTATTTTTTAATTCCATGCTCCATCTTTCAAAAATTTAATTGGTGTAAGTTTATCTAAACTTAGTGAATGAACTTTTGGTCTGTCAGTAATACCAAAGTCTGTTAAATATTTTTCAGTACCTAAAACATAACTGCTATTAACAAAGCCATGAATTTCGTAAGTCGGACTTTTATCAATAACTAATACATAGATTTCCCCAGCTTTACTGCCTTTAGGTCTTATTATTAAACTATTATGTTTTTTAGGTAGTTGGGATCTAACTTGTAAGTGAACATCATGCCAAATAATATCTGGATTAGCACCATGATTTACATGAAAGTTAAAAGAAGTATCTAGGTAACGACAAACTGCAAGTTCTGCACAAGCACCACTTATTGATTTTGCTATTTGGTCATTAACACTACCTTTATAGTTATGACCCCAATCTTGTTTTAATCTTAATGACTCAAAAACCCTAAGCAACCCAGTTTGTGAAGCTGCCATTATATCGTATAAATCTAATTTAACTTCTATCATAATCAATCTGGTATTTTTTCTAAATGTGGATGGTGTAATTTAATTTTTTCGTACTCTCTTTCTGACAGTTCAGGATTTAATTTTTCACAAAATGCCAAGATTAAACTTCTCATTTCAGAGTTGTTTAACAAATCAAATCCTGCCATTTCAAAAATTTGGTTGTATTCTTTAGGGGTAAAATTAATTTCCTCTAAATCATTTAGTTTTTGTTTTATCTTTTCATATTTTTTCATATTAAACTCCACACATACCCTCACATTCATTGTTAAATAAATCTAGTTGATCTGTTTTTTCGTTAAAATCTATTTCGCCAATTGGCTTTTTACTGTTATGTAAAAATAATTCTTCATCCTTATTTTTTGACTTATTTCTTATAAAATTATCTAATTTTACAACTTCATCCCATTCTTGTTTGTTTTCTTTTACTAATTTCCATTCATCATTGTTATGAAATGGACAAAATGTACAAGCTGATCTTGGAGGTTTTGGATAATTATTTTTTTCCATCCATTCAATACAATGTATTCTTCTAAAATCTTTTTCAACTAATGGATAAACATTTGTAATATATTTTTTTGGATTTATTTTCATTCGGAAAGTTTCTTCTTTTGATATGCCCATTAACATTTCAACATGAGCATCTTTTTTAATTCTTTCGCCTTTTTGTAATCCTAAAAGTTCTCTTACTTTTTTATTTACAGGAATTATTTTATAATGATTTGTGCATTGTCGTCTTGATAAACCAGCTTTACCAGTAATTTTATTTTTTGTATAAACTGGTATTAATGAAAACTGATGGTAATCAGTAAGCATTTGTATAGTATCTTTTTTTAAATCACCTTTTTTAACAATATAAACTGGATATGATAATTTTGTTTGTAACCATTTTAACCAATTATAAACAGCTTTAGGCTCACTCATAGTATCTGAAAATATTGCAGCATCTACCATAGGAACTTCACCTTTTTCAATCATGAGAGCTAAAGTAGAACTTTGAACACCAGCACCTAAACTTAATATTCTTAATTTTTTCATAATAAATAATTTCCATCTTGGTCTAGGCAATAGTGAGCTGCTATGCCTTTTTTATTGTAAATATAAAAACCCCAAAGCTGACCATTTCCATCTTCAAATTTAGGGTTGTCATACCAGGTAGCTTTACTTTCAAATGCTTCATCGCAATTAGTAAAATTTTTGATATTTATTTTTTCGTAAAGCAAACCTTGTGATGTCATTAAAACTAAAATTA